AAATAAATAGGATTCAATTATGAGCCGTGCAAAGCAAAATCAATTAAAACAACGAACTTGGGCTGGTTGTGGTACAATTCTTTGCTCGCACGGCTTGAATCCTCCCGACCAGCCCTATTTTTTATTTTGAAGAAGCAAAAATGAAATACTATAAATTAACAGACCAAAACTTACAGGCTTATGGTGGCTGTCAATGGTCGGTGGGGGTAGAAAAACAAACTGATTTAGCTCTTTAAAAATTGTATAAGTCAAGAAAAAAGCTGGCGGCGAGTAGAGAAAAACAACTGGTTGTTGTACTCCGAAAAAATATAATCGGCAGATAACATTTGGCGGACAGAGCTTCCGATGATTAGCCCCAACATAGCGGTTACCGTTCTTGATGCGCTGAATCTTCCTGCTCTGATGAAAGGTTATAGGGATTCAGAATCCCCGCACCTCAATCCTCGCACTTGTCCGCCAGCATTTTAAACAACAACCTCCCATTATTGGGAGAACCCTCCTCCGAAGCCAGACTTGCTGTACGGGGTCTGGCTTTATTGAACTGAAAGGCGCGGGGCTTTAGCTTCTCTTCTCCTCCCTCCCACAGCCCCCGCCTTTTTTGGGACTAAAGGTATTTATCGTTTTAAGAAAGCAGGTATGTAATGAGTTATGCAGACGAACAATCCCGTGCCAGAGAACATCTTGACGAACTGTTGGCTTTGGATTCCGGCCTTAGTGACTGGGAAGTTAATTTTATCGAAAGCGTGTCGCATCGGGACGACAACTTAACAGAAAAACAAATAAATATAATCTACGAAATCTATGAACGCCATTGCTGAAAAACAAATGCGGCGGCGAACTATGGAGATAGAATGGACGAAAATTACGAAGCGAAACAGGGATTGAGTTGGGCTTGTTGCTCGACCCGCCGCCTTTTTAAAATTGGAGTCATAAATAAAGATAAGGCCTATTTGTATGAAGCAAACGAAAGGTAAGCAATGTCCACCAAAACAATAATACACGAAGGCTCTGCTGTCCGAGTAGTTACGGAAGAACTGCCATTGTTCGAGCCGCTTTCGGCCAACGCAGACCCCATAAGCAGTTTTGAGGTAGCCGAGCAAAAAAAAGAGACAATCAATAGACAGGCACTTATAGTCCTCGAATCGTTGAAGAAACACAGCGGGGTTTGCAGTAAAGAGTTGTCCGACCTATCCGGCCTCGACCGCATTGTTTGTGCGCGTAGATTACCAAACCTTAGAAGTTTAGGCTACGCGCAGAACTGTCCCCGCCCTTGCGATGAAGCACCTTGTAAGCAGGGCAGAAATAATGACAGTTGCCCCTCGTCGAAGTTTAAGAAATATAAAGGTGCAAAACAGATACTTTGGTTTGTGAGGGAAAAATGATAGAAAATAAACCAACCATAACTTACGCACCAGAGCTAATGCGGCTCGTGCAAATTAACTGCACGGATTCTATGAAGTTTGTGAAATCAAATTTTACAGCCAAAGGCATAGAGGCCGTATTGATAGACAAGTTTGATAACCAACTGTACCGACTTACGATTGAGCCGATGTACGAAAGGAAGGAATAAAATGGTCAAAGAATACCACGCCCAAGTCAAAGTAACTGGCTATGCTTGTATTACTGTCACCGCGCACGATGAGCAGGATTTGCAAGATAAGATACATCACCAAGAAGGATTTAGTAAGTACGACATAATAGAAGACATAGATATTGACGAAGTGGAATTTGAAGAAATAATTTCTACGAATGAGGCAAGAGAGGAAGAATAATGGAAGTCTTTGATTGTTTACAAGGTTCGGAAGAATGGTTTGCCGCTCGACTCGGTAAGGTTACTGCCAGTTGCTTTAGTGACGTCTTGTGCAAAGGCTCAGGCCGTAAAACCTATATGATGGAATTGGTTGCCGAAAGACTTACCGGCGAACGACAGAAAGGTTATTGCGACAAAAATATGCAAGATGGTTCGGATAAAGAATCTGACGCAAGGGTATTCTATGAATCATTAAACGATTTGCCCGTTCAACAGGTAGGCTTTGTTGCCCTTAACGACAACGTAGGTTGCAGTCCTGACGGGTTGGTTGGCGAAGACGGCTTAATTGAGATTAAATGCCCGTTAGCTTCGACACACATAGTCACATTGCTGAAAGGTAAGATGTCAACTACTTATACGCCACAAGTACAGGGGCAGCTTTGGGTAACTGGTCGTAAGTGGTGTGATTACGTTTCCTTTGCCCCCCAAATGAAGCAAAGACCGTTTTATTGCACAAGAGTTTTTCGGGACGACAAGTATATCAAAGTTATCGAAATGGCAGTCGAGCAGTTTGTAACTGAATTAAATGAATTGATAAGCAAGGTAATAAATCAAACACCTTTTTAGGTAGGAGAGTAGCTATGGTAGGGGAAATTGTACCAGTAGAAGCAAAAGAAATAGTTGAGGCAACAGAGACAATAGCCAAGTCTTACGACAATTATGTCGTTTTAACACAAGAGGGCTACGCAGGTGCGGGAGACGACTTATTGGTAATTAAGTCTAAAATAAAAGAATTAACCGAACTACGGTTAAGTTTGACGCGACCGATTGATGAAAGCAAAAAACGTATTATGGATTTCTTTAAGAAACCTATCGATTTTCTTGAGAATGCCAGAGTTGCAATTGATAAGGCTGCAAAGAATTGGTGGAACGAACAAGAGCGATTACGCCAAGCAGAGGAACAGCGATTAGCTGATATACAACGCAAGGAAGCAGAACGGCTCGAAAAAGAAGCGGCGGCGGCAGAAGAAAAAGCTATCAAGTTTAAAACAGCTAAAGCCAAAGAAGCTGCGCAGGCTAAAGCGGATGAGTTAAGAAGTAAAGCAGAGGTGGTTTCGGTGATTACCCCAATAGTTGAAAGTAAAGTCGAAGGCGTTGCCGGAATGACAATGAAGGATAACTGGCGATTCCGAATTGTTGATGTAGAAAAGATACCCAGAGAATATATGACACCAGACGAAAAACTCATCGGCAGTATCGGCAGGGCGACAAGAGGGCAAAAGAAAATCGAAGGCGTAGAGTTCTATAACGAAAAGACAATAGTTTCAAGAAGATAGGGAGAATAAAGAATGAAGTTGCTGAACGAAATTCAACAAAAACTTAAAGTACCTAAAGGGCAAAAAAACGATTTTGGTAATTACAAATATCGAAGCTGCGAGGATATTTTAGAGGCCGCTAAACCTTTGCTCGGCGAAGCCACCCTAACCATAACAGACGAAATCATTTTAATTGGTGATAGATACTACGTCAAAGCATTAGTAACCTTGTCGCTCGGCGAAGAATCTAAATCAACAATCGCCTATGCCAGAGAAGCCTTCGCTAAAAAGGGTATGGACGAAAGCCAAATAACTGGCGCAGCGTCAAGCTATGCTCGAAAGTATGCCCTAAATGGCCTGTTTTGCATAGACGATACCAGGGACGCTGATACAGGCGATAATAGCGGCGAGAAGGCCTTTGTGCCGCCCTCTAACGGGGAAACTAAGCCTGCCAACGGCAAGGTTTTGCCGCCAAAGGCCAACAAGAAGCAACAGGCTGTGTTAGGTGCTATTTTTGAAAATTTGATGGAAGCCGCCCCACAGGGTAAAGCTGTCGATAAGGCGAAGATGACAGCAGTTATATACTCGCACAAAGGGCATTACCCTGAAGATATCAACAAGGCTAAGATTTGGGCTTCTTGGTTAATAGAACACGGCAAAATGAATGAATTGTGCGTCGATATACCAAAATTTGAGGAAGCTCAATAATGACAATGTACGAAGTAAAATCTATAGTTGACGGACAGCCGACATTCGAGAAAAAAATGCCGGAGATTCTGGCAGAACTTAAAGTCGGTGGTGCGATAAAAACCCTTGCTCCCGTTGAATATATCACTGACCGACAAAGGCGATGGTACAAGGGCGTGGCATTGCCACAACTTGTCAAGTGGGACGAGAACGGCGAGACAATAGAATGGTGGGATACTGAAGTTAAAAAGAAATGTAGCGGCCTAAAGTATCTCAAAAAAGAGATTTACTTCTTTGAGGATGTTACAGGCAATCGTTATCCGATAGGCCGATTAACCACAACTGGTGTTGGCAAAAAAAATATGACGGATTTCATAGAAGAATTTCTGTCCAAATCAATGCAATTAGGGTGGCCCGTTACAGCCCCCGACCCTGAATTAAGGAGAAAATAATATTATTTTCTTTACTCCTCCAATAAAAAGAGTATGTTTATGGTATGTTACGCAGGAAATTTGAATCAATGGTCAGCCGGAGGCACTTCGGGAGCAATCCCATTCTGCGTAACAACTCCGGCTGGCTTTTATATTGGAGATAACAGAATGAAAGTATTATTAAAATGCCAACAGTGTGGTTTGGATTTCAAAAGGTATCCCTCTGATTTAAACAGGCATATCGGAAGTGGCAGATATTGTAGCAAAAAATGTTCCAATAGCAAAAAACGGAAATATGCCAAAGTTGTTGCCAAGTGCAAAAAATGTAATGCAACTTTTTCTACAACTACAAATAAAATTAATAGTGGAAGAGGTATATATTGCAGTGTAAAGTGCCGAAGGGAATCTCAAAGAATACAAGTTTCTGGTGGCAATAACTGTAATTGGCAAGGATTTCATAAAACATCTAATGGCTATATAGCCATTTGTACACATACTGGCAAATATGAATCATTGCAACATATTATAATGGAGCGAGAAATTGGCCGTAAATTAAAAAAAGACGAACTTATCCACCACAAAAACGGAATTAAAGATGATAACCGTATTGAAAATTTAGAACTAACCACGAAATCTAATCACGCAAAGTTTCACACAACTAAACGGCACAAAGAAGGAGTTTTTTATGGACTATAACAAAGTAATAATTGGCGGAAGATTAACAAAAGACCCACAGTTAAGTTATTTACCAAGCCAGACTGCTGTTTGTGATTTTGATGTGGCAACCAACAGGAGGTATGTAGGAAAGGAAGGGGAAAAGAAAGAGGATGTTTGTTTTATATCCGCAAAAGCCTTTGGGAAAATTGCCGAAAATATAAATAAATACTTTAACAAAGGCGACCCCATATTTATTGACGGCAGGTTAACTTTCAACAGTTGGACGGCGAAGGATGGTACGAAGCGAAGCAAGCATTACGTTACAGTTGAGGGTTTCCAGTTCTTGCCAAAAAGCACAGAGAATACTGGTGAAAGCGAGCCTCCCAAAAAAGAAGAAATAGATGATGACCTGCCCTTTTAAATGAGATGGATAGGAGATAAGCTATGACAACAAAACCCAACAAAGGCCTCTACTGGCACGCTGACCGCAATTTGCTCGGACGCTGTTACAATCGCGCTGCACAAGTTCGCTATCTAAAGGAGAACAAACCAGACCAATTACGGCTGTTTAAGCCGGTGGAAGGCGAATTGCCTGCTGCCGTAATCGAAGCGTTTACGGCCTACTACAAAGCGTTTATGGACGATGACGAAGCGGCTACGGCCCTCGATGAAGCGGCTGCGGCCTGCGACAAAGCGCGTGCGGCCCTCAACAAAGCAATTGCAGACAACATGCCCGCCCTGCTCGAACTGCACGCAAAAGAGTCAGGAATAATCCATTTGGTTGATAGGAGCCATGCTGACGCCAACTTTATCGGCTACTTACGAATACAACTGGAGGCTATGCAAAAGAAAGAAGACTAAGAAAATGGCATTCGCAAAATCATACAACAATAAGCGCATCACAGATACTATCGGCGGAAAAACATACAACTTCCGCTCTAAAGGTGAATGGAGACTTGCAAAGTTTTTTCAGTTTCTAAAAGACGCAGGCGAGATTCAAGATTGGTTCTATGAACAGACTACTTTTAGGTTTCCCGACAGTAGTTGGCTCGTAGATTTTGACATAAGGAACAATGACGATACTTTTTACTATGTAGAATTTAAGGGATTGTTTGAGGCTGACACCCGCAAAAAGTTACAACTACTTAAAAAATATTTCCCTGACACTGGATTAGTTATGTGTTTTTACGCAAAGAGGGATGCTAAGAAGATTAAAACATCCCTGAAATATATCGACAAGGTTTGGGTTTTAACCGACAACGGAATCAATACTATTTACGACAAGGCTACAGCAGCTACGTTTGCTGGTCTGTAAGCGAAATATGGTGAGGATTAAAAATGACAACAAGGCAGGATATAAAGGCCGTATTCGACCATTGGAATATCTACAAAGGCAAAGGCAAATGGCGTTCCCATCGGGAAATGACTTACGATATTGAGTGCGCCGTTAAGGACACCTTGAAACATTACACCATCAAACAGATATGTCAGGCGATAGACAACTATGCTTTGGTGCTTTTAGGTAAAGAGTATCGGTGGAGTTATGCTTGGCCTCTGGCGCTGTTCTTAACGAGACATCGGCCTGACGACCGAAAAATCCTGCAGTTTACGAGATTCTTGGGCAATGGTACTTTTGCGAGAGAAGATTATATGACACCTGAGGCTGTCAAAGAGCGAATAGCTGAACACAGAACCAGAACTACTTTTATCGAGGCCCCTGTTAAAATCATAACCGGCGAAGAAAAGGCCGAGATGCGTAAGAAACTACCCCTAAGCATACAAAAGCGAATGGATATGAAGGAGAAAGATTAGAAATGAGAACGATAATGGTAAGTAAATTGTTGTGCTGGTTAATGGGTCACAGATGGGAAGTTTTTACTTCAATAGATAATAGCAGTTTCACTGTTATATGTAAGCGGTGTTTGAAATGCGTAGGATTTGATGATGAAGATTGCGGCAAGGAAATAGAGGCGAAAGATGAGTAAAGAAAAACCTGACATTGCAGAGTTTGTCAAATTCGCAAGAGCCAATCTCAAAAGAACGGATTCTGGTGACCTAAGCGAAGCCCTCGACTTTATAATCGAGCAGTTACAGAGAGAAAATGCCGAAGCAGAGGCCAAGCTGAAGAAGGCGGAGGCCGCGATAACATATTTAAAACGACAACTGTCATCCGCAGAATACAGAGCAATATGGGAAGAAGTCGAGCAGATAACGAAAGAAGGTAGGAAATAATGAAGGAGAAAAAATGAGTGATAAAGAGGACGCATACACAAGACTTTTGGTGTTTGTCGCAGAGCAGAAAAGACACTGGCGGCGATTGAAAAAGGGGTTAATTCCAGAAGGCAAAATAATCGACGGCTGGATTGAATCGTGCGACTTTGCAAAAGAGGATTTAGAGTTGCTAAAGGAGATACCGTCGGAAGGAGATAAACAAGTCATCGGCCCCGAACTGCTTGAGGAAATGATGAAGGAGAAAAAATGAGTAATTCAGGATTGATTTGTGAGTGTGGATTTAAGTTTGCAGGAGCAGGCGAGTTTCGCAACTGCGGAGCATTTGTAACCCAAAACGGCGAAAGCGGCGTAGTCTGTCCGAGATGCAATAACGCTTATGTGAACGGGCAGTTTGTCGGCAAATACGAGCCTGCCCCGCCGGAAGGAGATAAGAATGAGCAACAGTAAAATAGATTGGTGTGACAAAACGTGGAACGTTACCGGCGGCTGTTCAAAAGTATCTGCTGGATGCCTGAATTGCTGGGCGGAAAAGCTAACTGCTAATCGTTTCAAGAACAACCCCCGCTATGACGGCCTCACGGAAAACGGCAAGTGGACAGGAAAGATAAAACTGTTTGAGGACAGACTTGACCAGCCCTTGCATTGGCGCAAGCCGCAGCGAATCTTCGTAGCCAGCCAGAGCGACTTGTTCCATCCAGACGTTCCGATGAAATCCAAAATAGCTGTAACAAGAATAATGTTACAAGCCAAACAACACACTTTCTTGGTTTTGACCAAAAGGCCGGAACGAATGAAGTTTTTTTTTGATGAAGCCAAAAGATTCAATAAGGATTTTGATTTGAGAAAACACAGAAATATCCACCTCGGCGTATCAGCCTCCACACAGGAAGAGGCCGACAAAAACATACTGGCACTCTTGCAGATTCCGGCGGCGGTCATGTGGGTTAGCTTTGAACCGTTGCTGGGAAGTTTAGATATTTATGATTACTTAATCCCTGTTCATTTACCAGACGGAAAATTAACAGATGACATTTATAATGAGAGCTATTTAGACTACGTAATAATTGGTTGCGAACATCTCGGCGGCGGCAAAGCAGGCCGCTTTCAGGACGGCTTTATAGATGCGGCAATAGACATTGTGAAACAGTGCAAAGAAGCTGGCGTCCCCGTATTTGTCAAGCAAATACCAATAAACGGTAAAGTGGTACACGACATATCGAAGTTTCCGAAGGATTTACGGCACAGAGAGATATTAAAAACAGGTTAGTTCTTTTTTCTTGCCGCGTCATCATCCTCGAAGTTTAATTTATATTGACTTCTTTCCCTTGCGAGACGCTAATTATCTATTTTTTTTATCGCTTTCATTATGGTCATTGCTACTTGAGGGACGATGCTGTTTCCCCCTGCTTTAAGGGCGTTAACTCGCCATCCTTTAGGTCGCACCAATCCATTGGAAAGCCCATCATCCAGAACACAAAGGCGGGTTGCAACTTCAATCCAGTTTTCCTGCCAAGTTGGTTCATAAATACTCCATCTAAACGTCCCCTTTCTTCCCGCTTGTCGTAATTTACCCCTTCGCTGGTGTTCTTCGCCGTATTTGCCGTCGGTATCGGCAGTAAGCTCATCAGCCCCGGCAATGATGTTTTCCTGTCTTGCCCGTGCCAGCCTCCATCCTTGTAATCTGTCGCTCTCGGTGTGGGCATTTGTTTGTTCAGGTTGAATATATCCGTCCTTAATGAACGTCCCTGCCCTCCGCCGTGGCTGCCCTTGCAGTCCGACGCATTGGGCGTTGCAAGCATATCCATTGCCTCTATCAGCATTGGCGTTCTCCCTTTTCGGAATCTGCCCGTTCTTTTGCATTGGCTTGTAGTTACCGTCCCAAGCGGTAATCCAGATTCTGTCCCTTTTGTGTGGCGCACCAACGGCTGAAGCTGATATAGTTTCCCACCAGCAATCATACCCGATTTCGGCCAGTTTCGATAGGATTGCATTAAAGGCAAGTCCAGATTCAATGGTAAACAATCCTGGCACATTTTCCAGTAATGCAAATCTCGGTCGTATATTCCTGATACAGTCAAGGGTTTCAGGCCAGAGCCATCGTTCGTCAACAGTTCCACGTTTCTTCCCCGCAACGCTCGCAGGTTGGCAAGGCACGCCAGCCGTAAGCAAGTCAATATCTCTAAATTGTTTGATTCTTTCGCTTTTAACATCATCAATTATCTCCACATCGGGCCAGTGTTTCTTCAATACTTTTTGACAGAATTTATCTATTTCACAAAAAGCGACGGGCTTATAATCCTTACCCCAAACCATTTGTGCGGCGCAAGCAAAGCCGCCGACGCCCGTGAATAAATCAAGGTGTCTCATATCGCCTAACCGCCTTGTAAATCATTCAAAAATAACAACTGAAAGCGCACGTCAATACGCCGACACCCCTTACGGAAGCATCAAGGCGGGCAGGAGAATTCAAGCAATGGCGTGCTAACGCGTTTATCATAAAACCCCATTATCACTACAAAAACGACTCTGTCAAACAAAAAGTCCATATAAAACACAAAAACTCTTGAAACCCAAAACCTAAAGGGTAAAATAGAAAAGATGAAAAAACTTAAAAAATGGACAACCATAAAGAAATAATAAGGTGATGCTATGAGGTAAACGTCCACAACTAAGGTTACAGGGTTAATGGGTAAGTTACGTTATGGCGCGGGCGGTAATTATTAACAAGTATCTTTTCAAGCCAAACCCCCGCGCCGCATTTTGAAGCGAAGAGGTAAAAATGGAAACCATCGGAAGAATAGTGGGCAGTTTTGTTTTGAGCGCGCTTATTGTCGTGTTCACGATAATACTAACTTACATTTTAGCATACACTGCAACTAAAGGATACTATGCCGCAAAAGAAAATAGAGAAAAAAATAGAGAAAAAAATCAATCGGATTTACGGGTGGAGAAATAATGGAGAATGAGAATAATAGGAGATAAGCTATGACAACAAAACCCAACACAGGCCTCTACTGGCACGTTGACCGCGATACTTTGCTCGGATATTGCTGCAATCCATACCTATCACGGCAGCTTAAGCCGGTGCAGGGCGAATTGCCCGATGCCGTAACCGAAGCGTTTGAGTCCCTCGACAAAGCAATTGTAGCCGTCAAGGAAGCGGATGCGGCCCTTGACAAAGCGTTTGCGGCCTACGACAAAGCGATTGCGGCCTGCGACAAAGCGGAGGAGGCCCTAAACAAAGCGATTACGGACAACATGCCAGCCCTGCTCGAATTGCACGCAAAAGAGTGTGGTTGTGGATGGACAGTAGAAAACAGCATAAATTTAGAAATGCTGGGATTACTCAAAGATATTTTGGGCTGGCACGGGATACTGCCGCACAGCAAAACAAGAATTAAAGACGTTATCGCTAAAGCAGAGGGCAAGTAATGAAAGAAGGTGCTAAATGATATACGTTGTATCAGTTTTATCGCTTTGTGTGTGTTTATATTTAGCTATTGGGTGTATCGCTTATACCATTGGGCGACTCTTTACTACAGGCGTAGCAGACGCGCTGGAAAAACATCCAATCCAAATAACCCTAATAATTCATTATGAAGAAGGTGCTGAATGAAAATCAAAGAATATATTTTGAGGCTTAAAGAACTCGGAGCTTGCGAAGAAGCTGTTAAAGCCGCACGTGGTTACGCAACATCACAGGAACTTTGGGACGACTGCCTACGCCTACTCCGCCGCCGACACCTCCTCCACCGCCACAGCAACAACGCTTGCGAAATTTGCTGATATAATCAGAGTAGATTACCCCGATGTTGAAAGTTTATTTGATGAGGAGATAGGAAAATGAAGTTACCGAAAACAGTGATAATATCAGGTTTGGAATACTCCGTCAAAACCCATACCAAAGATAGTAGCGGTTATTTCAACATAGCAAAAAAAGTGCTTGACAGCGGCCAGCACTAAAGTCATATCGTTATGGTTTTACTGTTATGAGACTGCCGAGACAAGGTTTTGGCTGCCCATATTTCCTGCTCAGCAAATAAGCCGCCCGTCGCGGCGATACTCGTTTGCGCCGCTTATTATCCACCCTTAAAAGAAACTTGAGCCAGCCACAAACCTCCGAACAATACCACTTTTTATCATTCTGAATAGGTAAGGGAAGCACAAATCCAAATATGCCCCTAAAGTCATATTTGGCCCCAACGAGCTTGTTGGCTTCCTCCAGAACTACCTCCAGTCGTTCACTATCTACCTCACATTCAATGTAGTCCCACCTTCTCAAATGATTACCTAAAACATTGACAGCAGGCGCAAAACGAACACCTTCAGCATCGCCTCTCGTTGTCGATGAGAAACATCGCCCAAAAATCATTGGTGCAGTAGTTCTGTCCTTTTTTCTTGTCCAACGGAGACCTTCGTTGTTACATTTAAGGAACCTTCCCTGTTCGTCTGGCAGCCATACCTCTTCGTGGCTATAATTATATTTGAGAACTTTCCAGTTATAAAATAAGCCAAGCAGCCAAGTCCAGCCGACTATCGCTTTGCCTACCCCACGTTCACCTTTAGGCTTATGGAATACAAACCTAATCTTTGTCTTAGCTTCCATTACAAGCCTCCCGCGCCAACTCTTTTGCCTGCCTCGTAAGCATCCTTAATCATTTCAATTAGCGATTCAAAGCCGGTATTTTTTATCTTGGCAACTTCGATATTGATAACGCCATTCGGGTCCATTGTTATCGCAATGTTTGCGGCGTCCATATCGCCAAGCCGAGAGTATTTAATCTCTTTAGTTTGTGGATTGTATGATGTTGTCATGCACCCGCTAACCAACGCCAGCAGGCATAACACTATTAGAACTTTAGCCTTCATTTTCGTTTCTCCTTAAAATTCTGGTTCTAAATGTTGCTTAACTGCATCTTCCAATTTCGCAATACTGTCCTCGACTGCGCCGTGAGCAATAAATATGCCGCCGTCTTTTATATGCCCACCAGACTCCATAGCCTCAAGTATGGCCTTCATAGCGGCAGAATGTAGGGACAGCTGCACAAAATGTTCTTTCGGGCTGCTCATTGTTTGAATTCGTCCTTTATGTCGTCTATTCCGTTGCGGATATACTTGATGTCTGTTTTGAGTTCGACAATATCGGTAACGTTTTTTTCTACCTTAGTCCTCATTATGGCCTGTTCTATGCAAGCCGTTTTGAGCTTTTGGTTTTGTTCTGCCGCCGCCCATACGAGGCCAGCAAGGGTTAATATCAGTAAAATTATCGAAATTGCTGCCGATGTTTTTCTGTATCCGTTGCTATTCTTTTTCATGACATTGCCGTCCTTCCATTTGCTGGCTTAGTCTCTTATTCATACCTAACCCTTTCTCTTTTAGGTAACAATCTACCGTTAATATCTAAAATCTCCGTGCCGTGGCCGAGTCTGTCTTTTCGTGTTCTTTTGTGTTACCAATCATTGCTTAGAGTCCTTTCTATGTTTGATTCAGACATAGTTAATATCATCTTTCCTTATAAAGAGTGCCCTCGCCTCTCAACCTCCTCGAAGGCGTATATGGCATTATCGGAAAATCGTTCAGGTATGTATCTGCTCCGCCTGTTTTATTGGCCATTGCATACCATTCGTTAAATGTTGTGACCTTTAACCTGCCCGCCATCTCTTCCTGTGCGAGCCAGTTTACCATTTCGTTTAGTAGTGTTAGTGTTATATCAACACCGCCTGCTTGTCCGGCAGTAGTTATTACGCCGTGCATATACAAAATCACGACTCCGCCGTTGTCCGTGATGTTTGAAACCGTAGCTTCGTAAGTACCCGCCCACGTTTCGTTGGCATTAGTCGAGTATATTCCATAATACGGCAACTGGTCCCATCTACTTCGCATCCAAGAGGAAGCCTTGCTACTGGGGGCTTGTACTGTGGTCGTCTCTCCGTAGGTATATGATATGCCTCGTACCATTTTAACATACGGTTCTGCCAAATCAGAACCGTACCAATCCGTAGCCACGGTCGGAACGGCAGTGTTCCCCGGCCACACAAGAACATCGCTACCAAGATAGAGGCCGTTTGCTATCAAATAATCGTGACAAGTTTCAATCTCACTTATGGCCTGTGCTTTTGTGCACGTTGCCATTGTAGGATGGGTGGCAGTATGAATATTCGTTTCTGCCCACCCCACGTTACTGACCTCTTGCAGTTCCGCAAGAGTCATATATTCCCCCGTTCCAACCAGTGAAGAAATAACACCTAAACACGCTTTATAACCGCGTGCCTTAAGGATTGGATAAGCATATTCGTAAACGCCGTATCTACAATCATCGAAACAAAGTATTACGCCACCCTTACTTGCTACATCAGTAACAGATTTTCCAATGGTTACAGACGTGTTAGTATCTGCGGCCCTTCCTATTGCGTACTGGACAGTTAGCACAGGATAAGTTGTTGTCCACGCAGTAGGAGTTCCGGTAACTGAAAATCCGCCCTTCTGAAGGAAAATATAGTTCCATTGGTCAGGCTTGATTTTTTTGTCTGTCGAACGCCATACATAGCCGACATATCCCTTAGTCGCAGTGCCGTCCTCTGATATTATTATTTTTAAGTACCCAAGATTCGCTAAATCAGCGGTCGTAACATAAAACCAAACACCCACTCCGTTATATACGTTAGTTGGTGAGGCCGCAACGCTGCGGACAATCAACTGCCCCGCTCCGGCTGTCGTTAATTTGACGGCCTGGCTTCCCGACATAAAATTAGTTGTGTCATTCTCCACTGTTAGCGTGGCTGACTTTATGCAGTTCGGCCAGTCCTCCGCGGCGGTCATACTCCGCAAAGGTGATAAATACATCGTTCCTTCTGCTGCCCCACATATCCCCGCTCCGCCTTCGGGCGAGATTTCGACAAGGGCGAACATCGCCAAAACCATTAAAATTGCAATCAGTTTTTTCATTTTATAAACGTCCTTCAAATATAATTTGTTTGTAGTCGGTTTTTTACTCATATCTTGTTCTTTGTCTCAAAAATCTTCTATCGTTAAAATCTATTGTCTCTGTGCCGTGACCGAGATTGTAAAGCCGTGTTATTTCTGGAGCGGTTAATGCTTCGTCCCAAATAGTTACGTTATCTATTGAACCATCGAAGATGCCTGTCGAACTGCTCTGCATTTTCCCGATATATAGATTGTAGGCAGATGTATAACTCAACATGTCAGAGGTTCCGCATAATGTCTCACTCTTCACTAATACACCATCAACATATATTTTAGCCATGCCCCCCATCGTGCAAACGACAATTTGCCAGTGCGCGACGTATTTGGCCTGTGCGTCGAGGGTAAATAAAAACAGTACGGCAAACATATATCTAATCATTTTTAACCGTTCTCTCATTTTTCCTTGACAAGCAACCTTCAATCTGTTCTAATGCTCCTATGGCATTATTGAGGAAAATCATAATTTACCCACTGATAGCGATTTACGTTCTGTTCGCCTGTATCTACCTTTTGCTGTTTCGCGACAAACATATTTATCCTTGACTTATCCTGTTAATTGGGTAAGATGCGAAGCATGAAAGACGCCGCACTTATCATTTTGGGTTTCTGAGTGTCATATTTTGAATACCTCTTCATTGTCTTTTAGCCAACCGTCATACATTTTACTTGCCGTTCTGGTTGGTATTCCTATTAGGGTTAGCATATCTATAAACAATCCTTTTACGCCATCAACGATATAGGCAGATGCTTTTGATTCACCCTCTCTCGGCCCAGACTGAAAAGTGGCATCTTCGCCTTGAAGCCAATAGCCTATTCCAGTTGCTATTTCGGCCGAATTTTTCAATACCGAGTCGAGAAATGAAGTTGCAACCGTATCAAATTCAGGCGTAAAAAATGATTCCTTTTCACCCTTTGCTACATCAAAAACCTTTTCAGATAACTGCGTAAGTGGGTAGCCGACAAAGGTAAGGAGTTTGGCCGGCGACATCATCATTTCAAGCATTAAATCAGAAATATCATCATCGTCTTTATAGATAAGTTTATCAAGGATGTGTCTTAACATTGTGTACCCATACAAACCGCCGAGTATAAGTCCTGTTTGTTGTGCATATTCTTTTTTCGATATACGCCCATTTGCAAGGGCAGTTTGGTTTCTTGCAAATATCCTTAATGGCTGGTCTATGTACGACCTGAATAATACAAATGACCTTGCAATTCCAGTTTCAGCACCGGTAAGAACTGAGCGATTTTCTTTGTCAAACATCGGTTGCGTTCTGCGAACAAAATAGTCAGCCCGTTTATTGAAAGCTTCCCAGTACTCGATAGATTCAAATTCTAATGTATTTGGATTTATCCCTTCTCTGTCCCAGTATTTCTTTGCTTTGCCACCGAGGTTTTCATCGGCCATTTCAGCTTCGGTAATTCTACCAGCCTCGGCAATGGCCATCATATCGACCTTATGTATGCCAGTTATTATTAGATTGATATAATCTGTCTTATGAGCAAGGACTCTTAATGCGTGGTCAGAGCCGGTCAATTCCTGTAAGGCTATGGATGAAACAACGCCGTCCATTCTTGTCCTGTATCGTGTCCAGTTTTTGCGGTATCTGTCAACTTCTGCCTGGAACGGCAGAAACCTTAATGCCCTTATATACTTAAAATCTGTTTCAGTAAAATACCCGTGTACCGAAACGTACTGGCTGGCCATAATTATGGGATTGCCTAATACGGAACGAGTTAATCCGTGAAGTAATTTTCCTGTAAAACCGGATACGACATCGTAATCACTGCCACCAGCCTGCTCGGTTCTCTCGATTATAGTACCAAGTTTTTTAATCTCATCGCCATAGCCCTTGAGTTCCATCTTTTTCCGCCAAGGTCTATAATTTAGCAGGGTTTTTGCCGCTCGGTACGCCTGTGCCATTCCGACATATTCGCCAATAGCCTGTCTATCGGCAAGGGTTTGAGCAAAGAAGTCATTTATCCGTACAGGATTTCCGCTGCCTTCTCTCGCTTGCAACCTTCCCTCGGATTCCAATAATGATATTCTATACGCCTCCGTTCCTGCGATACCCCCGCCAGTATATCTTTGAATATGCCAGTAGTTTTCTTCCTTGGCAATCTCAATACCTTTTAGCGAAACTGACACTTGATTGATTGCGTTTTTGAAAATAGTATCGTATGTTTCGGCGGCAATTTCTGTAAGCCTCAATGCTTTCGGGTTCGACTTTACAAGTTTGTCTATCGCCTCTATTTCTGTAATGTCAATATTACTTACCTGACTAACGACATCCGTAACTCCATCTTTAACAGCAACGCCGCTTTTCAGCATAGACATTAAATTGAATCTGGCTTGAGCGTGCATATAAATACTCATTATCTCAGCCATCGTCAGGTTGAATCTTTTGCCGCCGAGAACAACTTCGTGGGTTTTATGTTTTTCTGCTATCCCGATTTTTGCTAAAACCTTATCCCTGAATTGTAATCCTTTTTTGCCTTTGAATATTCTATAAAAAGCCGGACTCAATTCCTGCAAATCGTCAAGCGTAATCCCTGCCTTGTCCATTTCTGTTTCAACAAAAGTGTCAAGCTTATTAAAGAAGGCATCTCTTTTTCGCCTGCCGTCCGAGAAGTTCTGCGCAATGCTTTTGTGAAGTATTCCAAATTGACCACCGTCAAGCGTATCTATTAAGGTTTCAAGGTCATGGTTGAACCTGCCACCAACAACGGCAACACTTTTTTGCAGGGTGTTTTCAGGTTTGGGCTTAACCTCGTCCCCTATTTCAATAAGTTTTTTATCCACAACATTATCAGACTCAGCCATCATCTGATTAAGGTCGTCAGCGGCATTGCGAGCTATGCGCTCAAGGATAAGGCGGTTCTTTGTTTTGTTCTGGTGAAGCAAGGAAGTAATATCTCTATTGATTTCATTTATTTCTTCTGCGGTCATATCCGCTAAAGATGATATACCGAGTTTTTCGACTGATTCAACTAATCTTGTAGGCAATAATTCTTCGGCAAATTCTCTGTTGTATTTACTGTCTAAAGAAGAACGCAAACCTTCGAGATGTTTTTTTAGACCCACTACTCGCTGTTGCAAAGTTTGTTTTCGGCCCTTTATTTTCCGTTCCGATGGCCTTTTGAAAACAAAAGAATTTAGTACATCCTGTATGCGTTCAAGGAACTCCGGCCTGATACCACCAGCCTGCATTATCTTGCCAGACTTCTTATTTACAAAGGCAACAGTTTTTTTAAGGTCTGTGACAGCTGTTGCGTGTTCTGCCCTCTGTGCAATTACTTCAATAGCCGCCATTGCCGATACCTGCTCGCTCGCAGTTCTTGGCTTTGATATAGCACTCAATAATTTATTGACCGCTGCGTTATTGACAGTTAAGCCTTTAAGTCTTGCCTTTGCGTAACCAGCAAGGTTCTTATGGTTCTTAACGACATCCCTTGCGCCTTCCATATATCCGGTTCGAGCAGCTTTTTCCATACCCTCCATAACTGCATTGACAACCTGGCTCGTTGTAAGATTAGAGGCTGTCTTTGGTTTAATAGATTCCCATATACGAGACTTTACATTCTTTATTGTTTTTACTTCCTGACCTTTGGCGCGGATAATCTTAAAAGGCTTTTCGCCTTTTGCGTACCCTAAAGCCTCCCTCATAGAATTTATATCATTCCAGTCTGATTCTGCTAACTTAACATCTTCATCTGTATTGATTTTGTTATCGGCAATCCTCTTATTCAAGTCCGTAGTAAGTCGATTTAATTCTCTTGTTAATTCACCTCTTGTAGTTTCTATTGCTTCACCGGACTTGCGCTTCCATTGTATCTTTTCAAACTCAATACCGCCAGCCTGCTCCTGCCGGAGTTTCTTTACTTCGGCTTCAGCTTTCGCCTTTGTATCAAATTCAAGAACATCGCCAGTTTCGTTGTCTATGACTTGGAATTTCCCCTCTACAGCCCCTGGTTTGACCTGTGCTGCTTTTGATGGTATAATCCCCTCTGGGGCAGTAGAAGGCCATTCTTGTCTCACATTCCACAAGGCAACATCAACATTTTCTTTTGGTGAGGATTCAGCAGGCAAATAAATATCCGAACCTCCCGGTGAATCATGGTTGCTTAAACGTATCGTTAATGTATCACCATCAGCATTTTCGGCTGTAATATAATAGGAAGTCATAGAACCCCAATAGCCAGTAACATCTTTTATATTAGATTGATTTTTTAGAGTAGATGTTATAGCCTGACCATTTTCCTCAACGTGGTTTCTGTAAACTCGTAAATGGTCATCAGAAGTTGAATTTTCAGGCAAAGAATCTATTTTGTCCTGATAGGTTTGGTCGCTTAATTTAGGTGTTACCTCTCCACCCTCGGCTTGCGACTTCACTGCTTGCCCTACAATCGTTTCGGGGGTAGTAGCGGCAGAGGTGGGAGAAGGGAGAAATTTTGTAATACCATCTTCATCAACAAAATAATCATTCAAGTTCTCTTCAAATTCTTTAACTATATCTGTATGGATATTATCAGTTTGAATATCAATGTTGGGCGGAGCAAACATACTTGCCGACTGTTGCCCATATATGTGGTCAGACAACCTGATTTTAACCAACTCTGAACGTGTTTTGTCGGCGTTTATTTTAGAAACAGTTATGTATTGGGATGAACCACCAGCGGAAGTATATTCGCTTATTTCTAAATTGTTTTGTTCCGCCCACACATCAAGTTGTGTTAGATATTCCCCACTAAGATGACCATTGCTTTCCAATCTGGGGTCTGCTTTAATTTTGGCTTTGTAATCATCTATTGCTTTTTGCTTTCTAATTTCTCTTTCAAAAGGTGTTCCGTATTGGACGTTGTCAATTTTGGTTTTTAAGTCGCCGATTCTTTTGGTAAGTTCATCATATTGACTTTTTTCTTCGGTAGTTAAAATTTCCCCAGCTTTAGACGCTTGATGAATAGCTTTCTTTATAGATATTTTTGCATTTGGCTGTCCCTTAAACTTTTCTCTAATCGCCCTTTCTTCGGTTAATCTTTTTTCCTCTAACGGTCTAATCTGTTGTCGTGTATGGTCTAACTCTTTTTCGTACTCTGCTATTTCCCCCTTCGCTTCCGGTTGCACTACAACCTCAAATCGTTCAGTCTCGGCTATTTCCTGAGCAACGGACTTTTCATCGACCTGTTCAGCAACTTCCTGCGTTCCAAGCTGGTCATTGACTGAATCAAGGAATATCTTAGCTCCCTCGTCCTTGTCGGTGGTTTTTGCCGCTAAATCCATAGCGTTATTAACAATCTCAGTAGCCCTTGCGGGGGCAATGCCGGTATCTTCAATTAAAGCCTTATCAAGCGTAACTAATGCTTTTCTGGTTTGGGCGTTCTGCCTTGCCGTCTGAGCGTTTGTGTAAACCCTGCCAAGTCCACCAAACAGAAGCTCCGCACCAGCACCATACCATCCCTCCATTAGAGCTTGCTTGGGAATGTTCCTTGCTGATGATGGGTCGAATATTGCAACTGCACCACCAGACACAACAGATTGCATACCTTCTTGAAATCCACCCGTAGCCAGTAGTTTCGCTGAATCAAGAGTGACCGCACCAGTAAAAGCAAGTGCGTTTTTTATAGTGAAATTTGTAGCTCGTTTTCGTATAGCATCTTTGACGCCCTTGCTCGCAAATCCCCTAATAGTAATGAATTGCCATTGTTCAATAGCCATATTGATTAACGCTACGCCAGTAGCGGCAAGCTCAGCTTGGTCTTCAGTACCACCGACAGCAAGTACTTCTTCCCTCGTATTTGAGTATTCTAATATCCCAATAGGCACACCAAAAGCATATGGATTCCCAGTAGCAAAAAAAGCGGCAAATCCCGCACCAAGTTGAGCCGATACCCTGCCCATTTGATAAGCATAGCTATCACCTTCAGGGGGAGCAAGTGGTTTGATTTGCGCAAACTTCTTTAATGCTTTTCCGACTTCTTCAGTTGTTTCAGGGTCGAACACACCCAAATGCGCTGCTTCCCTGCCATATAACTCTAATCCCCTGCCTGCTATATCTATTAAACCGGAAATAGCACCCCTCGTAGATTCAGTGAAAATACCGCCTTTTTCTCTCGCTTCAACTTCTTCAAAAGGTACAGCCAAAAGAGACATTCTCAATTCTATAACAGATTTCCATTTATTGTATTTTTCTTTCAGCGGGTCATCATCTGGGAGTAGTTTTGCTCTTGCGTCCATAGTAAGAGCAATTTGTTCTATCTTGGACTTTCTGTAGAATCCTTTGGGAACGGGACTATAAAACGCATCACCGGAAAGAGGTATGACTGGCTTTCTCTTTTTGCCCCTGACCTGTTCCCACTCCTTACTGTTCAATGGTTTATACAGGCCGTTAAACTCTTGAGGAAACGCCTTAATAGGGTCACGCTCTATTTCGTAGCGGCGTTCCATTACTTGTTCTTCTTCGATTTCTCGTGGTGTCATCCTCCTTGAAAATACAGCACTATCACCAAGTTGCTTTTTCAAGTCGGCGGCTGCGGCTTTTGAGTTACCTTCATATTTGGCTTTTGCGTAATCATCAAACATTGTGTAGGCAGCTTCAAAAGATATATTATTATCTCTGGCAAGTTTCAAAGAAGCAACGTGCTTGTCTCTGATAAAGTTGGGGTCGCTCGACACACTCAATCTTTGCTTGAATAATTCCCTGCTTTCGCTATTGAGTAAATCTTCAAGATAGACCCCGTCCTGTATGGCATAAGGCAAATCTTTTACAACTTCATCCTGACCGGCAGGCCGTCGGACACCAAGCAGGCTTTCCCTTAATTCCTGTTGCGAGTCAGTTAAATCAGGCGCAAGCAACTGATTTCTCAAATCTTCTTGTTCTGCCGTTATTGGCATTAAAAGTTCCCTAACCATTTATCTACATATAATCGTTTATTAGTCGGGTCGGTAATTGAGTTTGCCGTCTCGATAAACTCTTCTCTTGTCTTGGGTTCTTTGGAAGCATCTATCATTGCAGCGGATTTTGTTTCCTCAAGCCTCTTCGTCTCAATATCAACAAGTCCTCTGATTTTTTTAGCTCTGGCCTTTTCCTCGGCGGGGTCAAAACCCGCCCAGAATCTTTCCCACGCGCCAAGCTCAGGAGTCATATTTTCTATGTATTCCGTTACGTCTTTAGCAGACCTATCCTCTTCTAAAAGAAACTCCGTGAAATTATTGACTGTTTCTATGTAAAGATTTGCCCCATCAGCACCTTTGCCGAACACACCTTTTTTGTTATAAACTTCCAATAACTTATATCCCTTTTTGGAAGCGACAGTTCCAGTCAGTCCTTTGACCACCTTCTCTCTCCACAGTTTTAATTGAGGCAAGTGACTTGGATGTATCCTTCCAGCCAATGCCTCATCGGATATATAGGCATCGTCGTATTTTCTCGGATTATTTGATATTTTTATAAGTAAATCAGATTTAGCTTTTTCCTGCTCAACATCTTTGCCACCTTTGGCCATTGCAAGTTGAAGTTCTATCGCCTCTTTCATCTTTATGCCTTGCTCTTTTTCGTCGAGAGAAGAAACATTTATAGCATCAATGGCTTTGTCAAATTCGAGGGTTTTATACATCAAGTTGTTTATCGTGTCCCTGTCGGCTTCCTGTGCCTTGTTGTTGTAGATTGCTTCTTGCGCAACAGCTTCTCGGAGTTCTTTTTTTAGTTTTGTTTTTTCTTCACGAGACATCGGTTGATTTTCAATTATCCGGTCGCCGCTCTGAATATCTCTTTTGCCATCTTCATTCTTAGTGTTGAAGGCCATATCCAAAATAGCAGAATGTATTTGCTTTACTTCTATGTTGTTTATTTCATTTATATAAGCTCGTGCCTTTAACGTACCAAATTCTTCTCGAACTATTCCTGAAAGAATATGTCTGCCGTATAAATCGGCTATTGTTTCTTTGCCCTGTTTTGGCGAAATAACACCTTCCTCCACCCTTCTAATTATATCATCGCTTAACAAGGCGGCTGTTTCCTGGGCGTATTTCGTGCTAACAACAGCTACTTCGCCTTCTGCGCGTTCCTTTAGAGTTCCGAGATTGCTTGCTATCCAGTTAGCCCCACTCTGTCTGCTTTGAGGGAGTTTGAGTTTTGAATGATAAAGCCGAATATCCTTAACCATCTTGCCGATTTCGCCCTGCATCTCACTGAGGGGCATATCTGGTCTTTGGTTTATGAGGTTGACGAATTGCTGCTGTCTTTCACCTGCCGCGCCTATAAAAGAGTGATATTCGTTCTCGGCCTGCGCCTGAATGATTTTGCCGAACACATTTTGTCCGATAGCTCCGATTGTTTTGAAAAACTGCCCCTCGCCGCTGCGGTCAGCAAGCTCGTAGGGCGGTTTAGGTAGCGCAGGCGAACCTTGCGGTTTAGGCATCGGATGATACCCTGCTGTTTTAGTTCTTTGATATATTGGTATATCCATAATTTTACGCCGTTATTACTTTAGAAATTTCTTAAGTAACCTCCGCCTTTGCCATAGCCAGCCCTTGTCATAATTCCCTCATTCATACCTGTTCCAGGGCCGCTAAACCATCCAGCTTGGTATCCCATAAAGCCAACCATCGCTCCAGTTTGTAAGGCCGATGACCACGCATCCCAATTTGATTGTCTCTTTGCAGACCTGCCAACCTGTTTTTCGTATGCCGCTGAAAGTTGTCCGCTCATCATTGCTCCGGCCCCGTATTCTTCTTCGTAACGGGCCTGTTTAAGATGTATGTCTGCAATGTCGCGGCCTTCCTCTAAAATAAACCCTTTTTGCCTCGAAAGGTCTCTTATGGTTTGAGCCTCTATAACGAGAGGTGCGCCTATATCACTTCTAACGCCCGAAGCTGAAAACAAAACCTTTTGCCTCTGTAAAAATTTTTGACCTCTTTCCTCCTCAAGTACAGCTTCTTCAGCAGCAGCTTTTTTAGCGAGCTTGGCGTTTTCTCGCTCTATCGCCGCTCTCCGTCTGGCTAAATCCTGCGCCCTCTGTGCGTTTTCGAGTTCTATCCTCGCTCGTTGCTTACCCAATCTATTAGCTGCTGCGCCCTGTCTTACAGAAGAAACAACTGACATAGTTCCTGCTGTTGCAGCTCCGGCAATAGCCGTTGCTGCCATTCCTGTCGCAGCCGCCGAACTTGCTGACGCTCCTAAAGCAAAACCAATGGGAGTAAATATCGGGTCGTGCGGATGTAGAGGCAGGCCACCAATGAAAACTTCGCCTGGTATTTTTAATATCCACCAGCCAGGCTTAAGCTCAACATAATTGGGATTATCCCAAAAAACAGATTCGTCAAATATAAATCTACTCATCATTTACTTCTTATCCATTGGAATATATTCTGCCTATCCTCGCTGCAATCAAAACCAAGATGTTTCAGGAATGTCTCGCTAATTCTGCTTGTGGCAAAGAGTTTCCAGAGATTAAGAGTGTCCCTGTATATGGGCAAATTTTCCTTAACTGACTTAAAGAGAAGAAATTTATGGTTTTCTCTGATGTCTGGTGTGGTTACAAACCATGCTTCGCCTATTCCTCGCTCCCTGATACCAGTAACCGCAACCAATTTACCATCGAGATAATGCGATTCAGCTATACCCGTATCCCTGTTAAGCTGCGCAACCCTTAATTTGTCCTGTTGGCTCAAGGATGCGTATTCGGGATAAAATCCCTGATTCATTTCCATTAGACGCAGGAAATCTTCCGGGCGCATTGGCTCTATAGTTGGCTTATCTTTCATTTGGGGTATCCTACAACCTTGTAGCTGATAGACCTTAACGTAAGCGGTAGAGGCGCATCAGATTCTATGTAAATCGAAAGTTTTTGCGACGAGCCATATTGGTCAGTGACTTCTTTTAGCATATTGTCTGATGTATAAAGCTCCTGAACGGTAGCGTTGGGGTCTGTTCTCATATCGTTCTCGAAGTTTATATTTATTAATTTAGAAGCGTTCCTGCTTGCGGCGTATTTGCAAAATCCCGTTTTATAGAAGTCAAACCACAACGAGAGGATGTTTTTGCTGTATGGCTTATCCATCGGGTCAAGATAGATAGGCATTGTTTCGAGTTTAGATGTAAAAGGCAGTCCTGCCGTAATCTTACCGGCTGCTCTGTCTATTGTTATTTCCCCGTTTGCGTCAACGACCTCGTTAGGCTCAATTACACCGTCTCCGAGAACATAAACGTCCTTTCCGATTAAATGATTAAGCCCTGTAAGGCTGCTGGCATCTTCGCCATCGTAGCCTATTGCGCAGTCCACAAACCAACAAGCATTAATATCATTCCCCCAACTTCTCGGCTGAAACTGCTCTATATAACGAACATCGTTGTTGTCTATTGTCCTCTTGACTGCGACCCAAATCTCATCCTCGCTGCCAGAGCCAGGTATTCGGCAGCCGGACTCAAAATAACCATCAGTGCTTTGCTTAGCCCATCCGTAAATCTCCTGCTCTCTCTGGTATGTCATAGTCGCCATATTGCCATCTTCGAGAACACACCACAGGATTTGTTCGGGCCTCTGTTGAAAGAAAACATCCGCAACTCCACCCTCGAGAATGTCGCTGGCGAGAACTGTCAGGTCAGGCGAAACAAATTTGTCTGATTGAAGCGAATAAATAAATTCCCTTACTTTTGTCGAGCCTCGTTCTATATAAAGCAATGCGTCGGATGCCTCTGCGACCATAAATGGCGCAGAGCCACTTTTTGTCTGTTCTTGGTAACTTGGCGAGCTTGGTGACAAAGCCTCTCCCTGCTTGCCATACTTGCCGACTGAGCCGGAAGTCCCGATAATTAAATAATCCTTTGATGTAAGCCATCGAATTGGGTTATGACCGGGCAATGCGATTGTAAAGGCCATCGAATCGTCTGCGCCTTCGGTAAAGTCCTCGTAATCGCTTGCATTAGGGCGCCCAAACCATAGCGTTTGATTGAAAGTTTTTGAGCCGCCAAATATCAAACGCTCCTGATAAATATTTACTGTATTAGGCCAGCCTCGGTAGTCTGACCAATATCCCTCTCGCCATCGCTTAGTAGCGTCCGTGCTTGCCAATTCCCTTATTACTTTGGCGCTTACTACTGTTGGACTTGTGTAACCGGTAATTTTGACTATTCCATAATTTAACGAATCAGTAATAATAAAGGTATATACGCACGATGCACCGGCAACGTAATCACTCATAGTCGCTCTGTATATCGCGCCATCTACTTCTGTTTCAGCCGGATTATCGTAGTTAGTACCATGCAAAGGACTTAGTGCGGCCTCCCACGTTTCTCCGCCGTCAGTGCTTCTTTCGAGCGTAACTGTGCTATCGGGCCACGTTCCCGTTGTAGTAAAGCCGTAACCGCCTCTGAAATATGCCGTGACTGTGCCTGATTCGTTACCATCAAGCGTCCCCGTAAATACCGACGTGGCACGAGTTTGTGCTAATTGCCAAATAGAGCCAACATGGTTGGGCTTGAAAATACCCTCGCTTGACGTAAGGGTGATAGAGCCGCCAACATCATTATAATCGTCGCCGGAAGGTGTTATATTTATATCAGCTTTATTCTCCTGTAAAAACGGGCCGTCGTCTATATCGGCATCGGCTATCGTCCAGGTCGTATGACCTTCTCTTGTTAGTTTTTGCGGCGGGTCGTTACCATCGACAATATACATCATGTTGTCAACCTGCGCATATTGAATATCGCCAAGCTCTGATTGCGAAAAATCAGTTTCTATTTCGTAAGGAATCAAGGTAATAAGGCTCGCAATTTCGGCAGGAGTAAGAACATCTCCAAATATAGCCGTATCATCCATTTTGTCAGCATATACATATTGCAAACCATCTGTACTGCTTATTTGTGCGCCAATTTTCAAATTGACATCCATATTCTTCATAGCCACATAACAGACATCGTTCACGGCAGTAGAATCAACAGGACTTCCATCGACATACAATATTATTCCATTGGCCTCTGCTAAATATGGTGCATTATACGTTGCGGCTACCAAGTGCCAGCCCAAATCAATCGCGTCATTGGAGGTGGCAGAAATAGTGGTTGTAAGAGAACCAGCAGAACCTTCTCCACTTGAGTACAGTGCGGTTACTTCGACCTGTGAGAGTTCTTTATCAAATAATTTTACCGAATCAATTTTACCATCGAAGAAATTAGTAAGCGAACCACTGTAATAAGAACTGCCTATGGCAAATTTTGTAGCGGTATTTCCTTGCGCTCCATAGGAAGAATAATAGATATCAGCGTAAGAACTTATAGTTGTTGTAGTTTGCAGAACCCCGTTAATATATAATTTCATTCCAGCTACTTTTTCACTTCCATCATAAGTTGCGGTAACAAGCTGCCACGATGATTTAGGTAAAGCAGCAACTGTTCTTTTACCTATATAAACCGACTGCGACAAATGCGCATATAAAGTAAGCTGTAAATTTCCGCCCGCATATACATAAAGTAAGTATTCCGCCGTATTTTGTGCTGAAGCGCTATCGCATTTACTTACAATAGCACCACCGTAATTATCAATAAATACCCAAGCAGAAATAGAAAAAGGCACATCTCCGGCAAAACTGAAAATATCGGCGTCATTAACTTCTACCGCAGTAGTAGTGCCATCAAAACTAAACGCCTCGCCGACCATTCCCGTTGTTGTAAGAGTCGAGGTGTTTGCGGTAGCTACGCCGTTATTATCTCTGGCAGAATCAACCACTGCGGTACTGGCCGCGTCATCGTTAAGATTATATTGAGCAACGCAATTTACACTGTTAGTTTCGGCTATTTCGCCCTGATTGCATAGTTCGAGTTTTAGTTTCTCATCTTCGGTTAAAATAAACCGCCATTCCTGCTGACTATCCTTTTTCCATTTTGAGACTATAGCTTGAGGTTGTGGTGAATCTGTAACATATATCCAGCTTGTCACGCTAAACGGAGTATCGTTAGCATCGTCTGTAAAGCTGAAATCATTACTATCGTTTACCTCTACTGCGTACTGGTCATTAAAGTCGAAACAGCCAGTGCCGACATAACCATCTGCCGTCAATGTAGCAATGTTGATACTTGCTACTCCATTATGGTCGCCGACTTCATCAAATACAACAGTACCTTCAAACTCATTGAGTCGCCAATTAGCAATTAAGTCACTAAGGCCGCTCAAATCTTCTGTGCCAGAGCCGGTCAAGACCTGTCCGCCGTCTCTGAAAAACCGCATATAAAAATCGCCCACCTCTATTACATAAGCATCTTCGGTAGAACGTTCAAACGGTATGAGCCGAACAGGGTAATTTGAATCTTTTGCCGTGGCGATGTACTTAGTCCCCGGCCTTCTGGTGGCTGGCCCTTGCGACATAACGAACATGTTCTCGAGTGTGCGGCAAGAGGATTTATATTTATCATAATCTGTCCTTGTCTCCATAAACGGACAGACATAACCAGTATTGAATGAACAAATAGTGGGGGAAAATTGCTGTTCGGCAAACAGCCCTGTAGCAAAAAGGAGCGGAATAAAAATGGCGGCAATTTTACTTATTTTCATCGCCCGTTACTCCTGCTGTGCGTATAGCTCAAAACCCGTTTCGCTATATTATTACTCTGTGAGCCGTTGTAAGCCAAGGCGTTAGGTATGGCAAGTTGCAGGTACTCCTGCATTAAAGCCGTTCTCGTTTGAAGGTCTTTACCGACAATTGGACATATCTCGGCCGCAAACAAACAGATAATACATTCTTCGAGTACGAGGCTGAATGTCGTAGTAGTTTCTTGGTCTATGCAATACTCTATAAACGCGCTATCGCCTTCGCTGCTGCATAAGTTATTAGTAACAAGAATCTTGCTATCCCCTGCACGATTAAGCATTGTATCAAATCTGTATTCCTGCCTTTTTGCAGTGGATGAAAACGCCTCGTCAAGCTGTCTTACTACTACAAGACAATCGCTGGGCAAATCAAAAGCGTATATGTAATCACCTATTTCAGGGACTTTTGAAACTTTGCCTGTTCCTTCAGTATGCGACCATGCCGCCGCCCCCGTTGCTGTCAAAGTAAAAGATGTCGTATCAACCACGGTAACAGTTTCAAGCGTATTGTTAAGTACGCTGATTCCACCAGAACCCCTAATGCCCGTCAGGTATCTCGTATCTTCTGTCGTCAATCCGTGTGCCGTCGATGTTACAACCGTTACAGGAAACGGACTGGCCCCAACCGTTATGCTCGTTATGTCGAGGTCATCTTCAACAAGGTCGTCGCCAAGGTCTGCGTATTTAAGAGTTTCCTTGAAAGGACTTTTTTTAACAGCGAGTTCGGTAATGACTCTTTTTCTAACCCTGTCATATACCTCAATAGCCCTTAACGTCAAATCGTCGTTGCCGTCAAGGTTAGCCAGAAAAGGTGTGTTCCCAATCTGTCCACCGGCCCCGCCGAGTTTAAGAAAGCCCGCATTTATTATTTCAAGTGAATCGGTGGCCATATCAGTATCCTTTACCGAGTAATTTGCAATTCGTTGTGCAGGTAGTTGGAACTAAGACAAGCAGGTTGTCACCAAGCAGGTCTATCCTGCACTCCGCAACTCTGTCGTCTTCGGTGCTATTGAAACTCCAAGTTGTCGGATGGTCTTGGTTAGTAGTAGTGATTGTTACCTGGTCAGCAAAATAATAGCCAGCAATGTCCGACAGTTGCGTTCCGACTGTGAAGGCAAGCTGCCCGTAATAGGCCAGTGCGCAATTCGCAGTAGTGGTATTTACTGTTCCGCCCGAACCCATAGGCAAAGTACCACCATAAACCTGATAAGTAACTGTTCCAGCGTCTGCGGCGCCGACAAGTCTGAACCTCGCACTATTCCACGTCCCGGGAATAATAACGGCGTTAACTTCTGCTGCGCCCGTATTGGCATCGCCTATAACGGCAAGGTAAGTCCTTCCGCCATATCCGCCATATCCAGCAGCCGCAGTCAAGTCGTTAGGCTCCGAACCCGCATCAGTCGTAACGTCAAGAACCTGCCAAGTGTTCTGGTTGGTAATCAAAATCATTGGCGAATTACGCAGGTTATCTACGGTGTTCTTGACATCCTCTGAAACCGTGCTGGTTGTAGCCGTCGCATATACACTTGTTTGTAATAACAGTAAGATTAAAAAGCAAACAATGCGTTTCATTGTATATCTCCTTAAAAAAGATTAAGGGGCAAAAAACCTGCCCCTTAATTGTTATTGGTCCGCAATCGTAGGAGTCGTATCGGAAATTACTGTACCAGTTAAATACCAACCAGTGCCATCACAAGTAACCTTTATGATAGTACCGGCATTCATGTTGTTGATAGTAATCTTTGAATTTGAATTGTTATCACTCCATACCGACGCTACTGCGCCATCATCAGTATCATGGAAAGCAACTCCGCCATAAAACGGGTTCCCATCATCTTCTGTAGTAATGATATGGTCGTGTGTCTCAACGGCAGTGCCAATATACCAAAACTCATAGTTCAATCCATCAGCTTCGGCTGGAAGTGTAATAGTTGTATTTTGAGTAAGATTCGCAATCGTGTGAATCTTGCCAGAATTGGCAGCAGTGACGGAATACGATGCGGCATCAGTAACAACTTGGTCAACTTGAACTATTGCGGTAGCCGTTAGTACCGAAGCGGCATCCATTGTAATATTAGCGCCTGTAAACTCAAGAGCTTCGTCGCTGGCATCCCAAAGAACGCCCTCGGCATCGGTTGCCGCCCAAAGCTTGACATCTATACCGAGGTCAGTTACGCCAAACTCAACGTCTCCAGTCTCTGCTGTTACAGTATCTATGGTTAGTGTAGAGCCATTAGTGCTAAAGATTTCAAAGTCTCCGGCATTTGCTGTACCAGTTCCCACTAAAAGTTCAACTGCATCATTGAGTGATATTTGTGCGCCACCAGCTAAGAGTATTTGGTTGGCAGATGTATCCCACATCGCTTTTGCGCTTGCCGTGTCACCAAAAAAGGTAACATCTACACCATCATTATCAACACCAAATATAAACTGGTCGGTAGAGGCATCCCACCACGCTGTATGAGAGGCGGTTTCGCCAAACAAAACAAGGTCAGCACCAGCGCCATCTGCGCCAATGTTGACTACAGCCGTAGAATCTGCCGTAGCTCCAGGTATAATGTCAAGAGTCTTGGCTGTACCCGATGTGATATAAAAATCATCATCATCGCCAAATTGAATCTGTGTACCGTCCATTAACTGCAAGACAACATCTTCAAACTCAACTTCGTCGGCGTTGAAATACACCCAATCACTTGTGGTTTCAGCATACCATTTTAACGGAACATCATCGGCATCGTTACCAATCAAGATTTCGCCGGAACCTGCGGAAACAACATCAATAACCAATGCCGGTGCGCTCGTACCATAAACTTTGAAGTCGCCAGCATTAGACGAACCAGTACCAAATAATATTTCTACGTCATCATTAAGCGTTACCTCTGCGCCTCCGGCAACTACTAACTGGTCAACATCTGTATCCCATTTGACATAAGCACTTGCGGTATCGCCGTAAAAAGTCCAGTCCAAACCAGCATCGTTAACACCAACTGCTACTGAGCCGGTTCCTGCGACAACTTGCCCGATAGTTAAGAGATTTGCGGAGCTGGAGCTTAACTGGAAATCACCGTTATTAGTACCGGCCCCAGTTCCAAATCTCAAATCCATGTCGTCCGTAAAGGTAAGAAAATCACCGTCGTAATCAGCAAAAAGACTGCCCGCCGTCTCAAAGGCATAGGTAATATCAAAACCAGCACTGGTTCCGCCAATTTCCAAAGGCGTGTCTGCCGCAGCAGCAGTTAAATTCAGGGAGTCAGCGTCCCACGAAACCTCCACATCTGGAGATGCGGCAGTGTTACCAAACCCGATTACGGCATTATCCAAAACACCGAGCGTTTCCTCTGAGTCATCCCAATATATATCCTTGCCTGCGTCAGTAGCGTCAAAATGAAAATCAGCCGAATCTATATTGACCGTACCAGTATTTGTAATCCCAACGCAAGTTAAAGCGCCAGCCTTCGATATAGACCACGTTGCAGATGTGCCTGTAATATCTGCGCCAGCGCCGGAGGTAGTAATCTGGATGCCCGGATAAGCGGAAGCATTTGTAAGAGTCATTCCGGCATAATTGCCTGTTTCTCCGTGAACAATAGCAAATGCAGCACTATCAGATGCAGCCGAAGTCGTCAAAGTGACTGCGCCGTCATCTACCGTAATACCAGAACCTAAATCATACGAACCATCGAGCGATGTACCGGCAGCAGTCGTTCCAAGCGTTACCCAAGCCGCACCAGTGTAAAGCTTGATAGCGTTACCAACATCATCATAATATGTCATACCCTCAGAGCCGGTAGGTTCTGTAGTCGGGGTAAACTGGTAAAAAAGCCCGCCGTCAGTTATGTCGTTGACTTCATCAAGTGCTAAATATATCGGGTTTCTTTCAGTATTCGACTGGTACTGAAAGTTATCTCTGAAGTAAAGAGGACCATAAGTCATATCTGCAAAGGCCGATGCAGCCATAAAAAGCAACATCAGCACAAAAATAAACTTCTTCATCTTTGTTCTCCTTAATAACAGGGCGGGCGGACAAGGCAAACAGGCCGCCCACCCTAATTTGATTAATGTTAACTCCCAGCCGAACAGTTACTCGGTACGCCTACTGGCGATTCGGTTACTTGTCTGCTGGTGAAACCATCCGATGCGTCGCACGGAGCGACAGCGGCATTGATGTAATAAGTCGAAGTGGCAGTAGTGATAATCAAACCAAAGAATATATCACTGTTGCTGTTGTTGACGGAAATCTGGTAAGCCAGTTCCGCAATCTCCGGGGGTATTTTCCATTGATGTATCAGCGCACCTGCTCTGACGGTGCGATAATCCGTGATTGCATCAATGTAAATCCGATGCAAAAGTACCGTGTTGTCCAGCGTCGCTTCTCTGGCAAGAACAACATCAATAGTCAATGTTCCGGCAGTTATCGCTACTTTAGCATTCTGGATTACTAATTTCGCGCCTTCTAAGCCGTTGACGGCCAACGTAGTCCCACCTGCATTTGTCGTCTTATTCAGCTTTATCACATTGTCGGAATCTTCCGTGGTGTTCGCCACGTCCTGCGCACTGCACAATTTCCCAGGCTTTGTTAAAATCATAGGTTTATCTCCTTAAAATTTTTGGTTTTAGTCAATTCGTCCAACTATCAGGCTAATTCAGTTTCCGAACTCGCAGCGGGAAGATTCAGCGCATCAAGAACGGCAACCGCTATGTTGGGGCTAATCATCGGAAGCTCTGTCCGCCAGATGTTATCTGCCGATGTGTAAACAAACGTCTTGTCGTTCTGTGCCTTGACCAACTTGGCATAAGTCCGCTCGCTAACCAAAAGAACCCACGGCTGACTGCCGCCTTCTTTAGTGGCATTGATAATAGATGCCTCAATAGCTGCATCAACGATTGTCGAACCCGGATTGTCTGTAGAAGCAACAGGAATGTTGGCAATCAACTTTAACGCCGTCTGGTCACGCAGGCAAAGTCCTCTGGTGAGCTTATATTCGATACAAATATCGTAACGATGCTCGTCAGAATTTGTGCCAAGCCCATCAACTCTGACTCCGTTGGGGCCAGTCTTGTCTTTTTCTTCGATACCGAATGTCGGGTGATATTTGTTGTGCAGGAAGCATACGGTTGATATGCCGGGCTTTATCAGCAAGGCGTGACGAAGTATCGCAGAACCGCCGACATCGAACACATACGAATTATCAACAGACTGATAATTCGCGCGTTCGAGCAAGCCTATCAGCTTGTTCTGGCCTTTGGTTGTCGAGTTCGAGCCGCGAAGTATCAAGTTCATAATCGCTTGCTCGATTGCCATAACGTGTGCTTTTCGCTGTTCTTCCAAAAGCTTCTTGGCAACTACGGGGTCCTCGTTCTGGAACATATCTTCCGGGGCCTGATAGGCAGAACGGATTGAAACCAAGCCCTCTTCAAACGGTTCGTACTCCGATTTGCTCTCCTTCCAGCTTCCGCCTATATCAACGACATAAGGCGTAGGCAGCCCCGTTGCTCTCAAGCCAGAATAGGACATGCCATTATTAGATGGCATCGATGGCATTATTGGCGTTAAAGGGTCGCGCTCCATCAGTGTATTAATGATGAAATCTATCGGCGAGCCGTCAGGGGATTTCATTTTTAGCAGGTCGTAGATATTGCCTGCCACTCCAATTGTATTTGTAGCCATGTACTTTCTCCTAAAAAGTAGCTCTCAAAATAATTTTTCAACTTTTCGGGAAAAAGTGTCTTCTACGAAGGTCTTTCCCTACGCATAAACTAAACAGTTGCCATGCGTAAGCAGGCCGTCTTTCCGACCTGTCAGAAGGCCGCCTCGATGAGACGGGTATCTTCTGATTTTATATATAAAGACCGTATCTTCTTGCGAAGGGGCCGTGTTAACTTATTATGCCAGCGGCTCTTTCCGCCTCTGGTATATTGCTTTGTACTGGTTTCGGCTTTGGAGGCGGAACCCCGTCACCAGTCTTTGTCGTACCGCTTTGGAAGTTTTGGGCCAGGCCAATAAGAGCCTTGTTGAAAGTGTAGTTGCCAACCAGACCTTCATCGAACATAGCGTGCGCGAGTTCTTCGTATTCCCTAGCGTTAAGGTTTGCATTGTTCAGGAATACCCGCTTGACAAGCTCTATCTTGCTTTTCAATTCTTCCGCATTGCCTCCGGCATCGGCAAGCAATTTGTCGTTGACCTCTTTGATTTTTGCTGCACCAAGAGCCTTTGCCTGCTCCTGCGCTTCAGCTTGCTTTGAACGTCCGTCAGCCTGTATCCTGTTCCATAAACCAGCGAGCTTTTGAATAAGGGCTTTCGGAGCCTTCTCGGCTACTGCAAACTCGGTAATGGCTTTGACAAGATTTTCGTCAGGCTTGTCATTCTCCAGCGTAGAATCCAAGAGCCAGTCAATATCCTGTAAATCCTCTGGCTTTTCTACCGCACCGATTAACTTGCCTATTTTCCCCATCATTTCGCTACGATTCTTTTCGCGCTCTTCGTCTGTATTGCCCGGCATCTTATCCAGCGATTCTGGCAATCTATAAGGCGCACCAGTTGACTTTATGGCATTAAAGCCGCCTACTATTGCGGCTTCCGGCGATTCGTACTTGCTCATCGTCTTAACGAAGGCTTCTTTCGATTCCGGCGTGCCTAACGAATCGTGATTAAACTCATTTGCCCAATTCTGTCCTTGTCCTTGTTCCATTTTCATCCTTCCGATTTATCAAATTCCTACTTTTTGAATTTTTTCTTTGATGGAATAATACTCAGCCATCCTATCCTCACCAGACCTGCTCTCGTCCAAGATGACTTTATCTTGCACTTCTTTTAGTACCGTTTCTTGATGAAATACACCATCTTCCTTGCAACTTACCCCTTCTTGTATATTGTGTATTTGGTAATCAGATTGCCATTAACAGGCTCCATCGAAGTGTCGGCAACTACCCTAACGACCTTGCCGTGCAAACCGTTCTGCAATATGAACTTATTAAGGTTGCTGTCGTCATAGTTCGTCCGATTGACGTAACCTGACCGGCCAACTTCAAGCATCGACTCAAACAAAACTGCTGTCGGCTTCGCCTGTTTCTTCGCCTGTTTCTTCGCCTGTTTCTTCGCCTGTTTCTTCGCTGATTCAGTACCGTCAAGGTCTATCACATCTTTAGATTCTTCCGTAGATTGTGTTTCACCCACAACTGGTTTTGTTGCCTTCTTCTCACCTTCTAAATTCTTCTTTTTCTTCGACATTTTCATTCTCCTGCGGCTTAGCCGCTAAAAGCAAAATCGTTTCTGCCATCCTTTCTAAAAACAAATCCGTGTTTTGACCGATGAGCATCTGAATCTCGTAAACTGTTTGATTGAATAAAGCTTTACCGACATCGGTTTCTATTGGCTGAACAATACGTTTTATCTTCTCAGATAAAAACTCAACGCCAGCCTGACGATAACCGTCTTTAATAACATTTACCTGTTTTGGTGTAAGTTCTGCCATAATCACTACTCTATATTCGCTCCTACCAACGCCTCTGCCGGACTGCCTTCCTCTAATCGCTTGCCAAGCCCCGGAACAACCTTAGCTGCCTCTAATGCCTGCTTCCTCTCTTCTGCTTCCATTCTCGCCTGCGTAAGAGCATCCCGAGAAGCGTTGTAAGTCTCCTCGGTCTCGATGCAATCTTGGGGGAAATTAATGGCTTCCAATGCCTTATCTGCCGTCTGGTAACTCTTGAACATCAATCTCGGTAAATCAGGGTCGCCGAGATTCTGCGCTATTTGAGCAACCAAGCCCGTGCCTGTGGTTATCGGCTCAATCGCCTGTGCCAATTTCTGCGCCCTATGAAGCGGGCCGACAAATTCAGGAATTACTCTTATCGACGATTTCTGGCTTTTGGAGTTCTCAACGACAATATCCGTTATGTTTGCCATTATGTCGGGCGCAAAAGGCCCACGACCTGCCAATCGCTCGATGCTCGATGCTACATCATCGCAATCCGAAAGGTAACGGCTATGGCTCTCAATGAATGGGCTTAGGAAGGAAACGCTCTCTGCTTCCAGTTTAATCGCTTCCGTCGCCGTCAAGGGGCTTTGTCGCTGCTCTAATCGCCGCATAAATACCAAAAGCTGGTCTAAATGGAAGTGCCGCTCGCACGCCTTAGACAGCCTGTCTGATAATTGAGCGTCCAGCACAATATCGCCCGCAGTGCCTTCTATCCGCTTCGGCGGCTTGTCATATTCCGCCGGAGTTACGCCCATCATACCGCCTGCGCCTAAATCTAACCGCCCCGCTTGAGTGTCAAGGTAAACCATCGGCTGGCGAGTTCTCAATTGAACACCCTCGATATAGTTCTTGTGAACCTGCTGTTGACAGACTACATCGTGATACGCCTCGTAGGCCGGAGTGGAGCTTACTGCATACCAAGGTTTTTTATTATAGTCCCAAACAACAAAAGGTCTGGCCCAACAAGGTTTCGTTTCAAGCGAGTCGTTCTGTTTGGTCCCCTCGCACCCCTCCTGAAAATATACACTTATCCACGGGGGTTTACCTACAGGCTTCTTGAAATCTTCACCTTCCCATATAGGGTCTGTTGACTTAAATACAGCACGATAGACCTTGTATTTCTGACTAAAGTTGCCTCTTTTCAGATTTTCTGCCAAATCCTTTGTAAAGAGTTTTTCCCGCTCCGCCTGACGGCCTTCACGGTCACGCACTTTACAGAAAGCGTCATCAAGCATTTTGGCCGTCCATGTATCATCTTCGACGATAACGCCCTCCGGCTGATTGTAGCGGTCGTAGAATACATAAGCCTGCCTAAAGTGCGTAGGAAGCCACATAACTCGGCCTGTAGATATATCTTCTTCGGGAAACATTACAGGACTGCCAACTGTAAGGCCGTCTAAAGTGAAATTCGGCTGAACGTCATAGAAGTTGCCACGCTGATAAACATCGGCCATATGCTCTTTAATGTTCTGACACCATATATCAAGCTCGTCTATCCCTTGTAAGTCCATGTTGCCCATCTTGTAGAGAAGCCAGTCGATAGACTTGCTCATCAATTTGCCCTGAAAGCCAGTCGCCATAACTCTTGCCGCCCATGGCGCCGTACCTTCGTAAATTTGGTGACCGAGAATTAAGCTGTTGGTCTCCTCGTCAACCTCAATGTCAAGGTCAAGCCGGAAATACTGTGCTATCAGTTCACGGTCGCCGACGTGCCTGTCATATAAACGCTTTCGCTCGGTAAGCCGGTCAGTTATCCGTTCGTAAATTGTTTTGTCGGTCCAAAGCATAGTTTAACTACTCAACTAATTAAAAATGGTCAAGTCTGTTTGTTTTTTGTTCTTCATAGCCCTAACGTGTCCTTTCTTCCCATACTCGGTATGCCTAAAGTCGGCGGTTTTAACCAATCCTGCGTCAATAACGCCGCCGCAAATTTCTTATTCCGGCTCTCAACTTCACTCATTAAATTCATCACCGGCTGCGCTGTTGCCGAACGTTGCTCCGGCATAACAACGGGTTCTTCGTAATACACTGGAGCTGGAGTTTTTGAACTGCCGCCTCCGCCACCCATTATCTAACCCCCCTTCCACAACTCACACCTTTTGGCATCTTAAGGCCTCTATGTAGTATGTCGTCGCCGCCATATGCGTTTTGGGTTGTTTGTTTGCCTAAATTCGGCAAAGTCGGTGTCAACCGCCCGCGAATAGAACCGCCTATCGACATATACCTGTAAGCTACCGCAAGGCCGCAAAAAGCATCGCCGACGTGCCTGCCCCACGTCTTTAACGGCTCATCGAAATACATTGGCTTGTCTGGCGTGCTTAACGCCTCGTTCTTGCGTTTCCGCCAGTCGAGAAGGCCGTCAAAACACTCTTTGGCCTCGACCGACCAATGGCAATGAACCACTAAATCCTGTGCCGCCCTTATCTGGTCATCCTTGTTCGGCAATTCGATTTTGATAAAATCCATACCCAAATTGTGGGCCACGTCTATCGAATACTGACCAGATATGCCAGCCTTTTGGTTAGAACCCTTGGGGAATATGTCGGGCAGGGTGTAATCACCGGCATATTTATATTTGCGCTTTTGTTTCTCTGCCGCCCATCCGGGAACCCCTATCCCCTTTGAGTCATAGAAGAAATCGACGATATTTATCTGCGAGCCGACAAACTGAACGAACAAGAAGGCGGCATACATATCACCAGTATCAGAGAACGTATAAACCGGCATTGCCAGGTCGTGATTAATATCGCCGACCCTGTTATCTTTCTCGGCCTGCGCAAGTTGCGAACCAAGATAAGTGCCTTCAGACCATTGCGGCTTGCGGCCTTCAACACGGATTGCGTACTCATTTGAATCTTCGCCGTATTTGAGCCGGACAGACTCCTCGTATTCTCTGCCAGCAACGCCGGGGATGACTTCTCGGCCTTCTTTGTAATTAGGCGTGTCCTTAACGCTTATCCTGATAAAATTCCAAGTCGGGTCATTCTCGCTGTCCGCGAAAGTTCCGTGTGCGCTTGTCGGATTGCCACAAGCAATTACTTTGCATCTCGGGTTCGCCAAGAGTGATTCGGTAGCTTTCCATATTTGAGGCAAAATGCCCGCGGCTTCGTCGAATATAAGCAACACCCATTCATTGTGGTAGCCCTGCATCCTCGTCGCTTCACCCGTAACAGTATCAGGCTTCGTAGCGAATCCGTAGGCGAACCATTTACGATTAGGGTCAATATTGAGTTGCGTAGCTGTTAATTTACCGCCGAGCGGGACCTTGGCGTTGGTGTGGGCGGTATGTATCTCTTTCCAGAGCTGCTTCTCTACCTGGTCAAACGTAGGAGCAGTCGAAATAACAGTTGACGGCTTGTGTGTAAGTAAAAACCCCAATCCAAGGCGGCCAAGTTCAAATGTTTTAGAAACGTTGTGTCCGGCGTGAACGAGGGTCTTTTGGTGGTCTCGGACACTTTCGGCCATCTCCCGCATCTTAGGCCAAACGTGCAGAGGGTTGACATCAAGACAATCTACCTGAAAGCCTATCGGGTCTGGCTGGTATTTGTCGAAAAATGCCTGCCGCTTCGCTTCTTTATCAGTCTGTTTGTCTAATACTGCGACCATCAATCAAGCCCGTTCAAGAATGCCGCTAAGCTCTCAACCTTCTGCTTATTGTCCTCGTTGTAGATGCCTAAGTGCTTGCCTAAGTTCTCCAGTGCCTTGTTTTTGTCCCAAAAACGTATCTTCTTGACGTATTCCGTTGTTTTGTTTTTGCCACTGCCGGACGCTTCCGCAACCGTCTCGATGCTCGAGATAGCCCGCCGCAAGCTCGCTGGCATAGCCTTAATATCTAACAAATTACCGTCTTCGTTATAAGCTTCGCCGGGGTCTGCGAGTGCAAGGCAAGCAAACTCCCGGACAACTTTGACCGCATCGACTCCCGTGGCTTCTCTAAGGTCTTTTTGCAGGGTCGCAACTCGCTTTTGTACTTCAACGCGCTTCAACACCCGTTGTCCGCTCGAATATGCCGTTTTAGGGCTGAATTTAGCAAATTTTGCCGCCTCGGTTATGTTGTAACCCGCAACGTACTTTTGACAAAATAACTCGTGCTGCTTGTTCCTAAGTGTACCATCCTTATGAAAGTTAGTTAGTTTGCTCATTGTCGCCCTGCGCTAACGCGGATTGATGTTTAGGGGCCTCATCCTTACTATCTACCGCCGGACCTTGTTTTAACGCCCAACAGGTACATAAATAACCAACCGCAAAGGCAATAATCAAAGTTATACCCCATGAGATATCTCGCTTAGTCATCTTGTTTTCCTTTGTTTTGTATATGTAGTTGATGTGAATCCATCACCGAAAAACACCCGTAAACAGTCTGCTATTTCTTTTCGGCGTACAGCTGGAGCAGCCCTCGATTTGCAGGGTAATCACAGCTGCAATTCGCAGGGCGATAGCAAGCGTTCTGCTGGAGCAGCCCTCGATTTGCAGGGTAATCACAGCTAACGATGCTCGTCAGAATTTGTGCCAAGCGCTGGAGCAGCCCTCGATTTGCAGGGTAATCACAGCGGCTCATACCGTTTGAACGTTCTACCGAAGGCTGGAGCAGCCCTCGATTTGCAGGGTAATCACAGCACTTGATATCTAACAAGTTACCGCTCTCATGCTGGAGCAGCCCTCGATTTGCAGGGTAATCACAGCAAACAGTCTGCTATTTCTTTTCGGCGTACAGCTGATTTTTCGCCGGCCATTTTTGGCTCGACAGGTCTATCAATTCTCAAGTCTCGTGTCCTTACTAACTTGCCGCCGTCCATAATAAATAACATGACTTTAGTTACCTATGCAGATAAAAAAACCTCTGCCTACTATGAGTTTACACCGATGAGCTTTGAAGCGCCTGCCACAAAGTTGTCTCAATTTGCGTTTTTTTTAGGCGCATTGAATTACTTCAGTCACCATAACTTGCCTTGCGCCCTAAATTGTTGTAAGCGTTTTTCTCCAATCTCTGCGTATTGTGGACTTATATCGCAGGCAATCCATCGTCTGCCTAATTGCTCGGCGGCTAAAGCGGTAGTAAAATGACCACTGAAGCAATCAAGCACAATATCGTTTTGTTGGGTGTGTAATTGTATAAAATGTTTCATCAGCTCAAGAGGTTTTTCTGTTGGGTGATTATTCTTTTGCGGGATAATTTTGCCAATATGCCGGATTATGTTTTCGACTTGTTTGGTATCATCATACCACTTACAAGCCGCACCTTGTTTTGTTCCGACTAAAATTGTTTCATAACTCCGCCGATAGTGCCAACCCATTCCGATTTTGCCTTTGTCCCAAACAACCATCTGTTTGAAATCAAATATCTCGTCCATCCATAAAGACCAACGTGCGAATTGCGGGTCTGGCCCGCCGCCGCCGCAGCAGCAGCAGCAGCAGCAGCAGCCAGATTTTAATGTTCGATGGTATTCTTTCAACATATCCCTATAAAGCTCATTTGCTTCAATCCCATCGTTTGCTATTGGGCGCGGAGCGTTATCTTCTGCTTTGCCTCGTCCTAAAGCGGCCTCCCGCCTACGGATTAAATCGTTGTTGTTGTTGTTGTGACCGAAAGGCGGGTCTGTCAGCACTAAATCTATCGCCTTGTCGGGGACAATTTTCATCAATTCAATAGCATCCCCGCAGACCACCTGCCCGATAGCCTTTTCCCAATCGTCTTGTAAATCATTCAAAAATAACAACTTTTACTCCCTTAACAGGACGGAGATGAGTATTTGCATTTCCTTTTCGTCCAAGTAAAACTTGTCGCTGGCCTCGAATCGCTCGACCTTCCTGCGATACCAGCCCCACCTGACCATCTTCTTTGCCAACTGCTCTTGCGACAGCCCTGCCTCTGTCCTCAATCTTCTTAGTTCAGCCCCCGCCATATATTTGTCGGTCGAGTTAAATACTTCTGGTTCGCTTTGCTTTGCCATCCTTGGCTCCATTAATGTCGGGTCAGTTATGTTCATCAACGCCAAAGACAACAGTTACAGTGCCATCCGCCAGCGGTACAATATACGCCGGATAGCCAACCTCTAAATTGTTTTGCAAATTATCAGGAAAAAGGAAGCCCTCGCAGTCGGAACTGTCGTATTTACGCGACGCCAAAAATAAACCAGCGATAAAAATTACAACAGCCACTATTTTAATTAGAAAAATACTCTCACGTCTCATTTTGTCTCCTACTATCACTTTACAACATTTCGCCTCGAACGCAAGAGAAAATAATTTTTTTATGAAAATATAGTCGTAAAGCCCTTTTTGAGCTAAAAATAGCTCTTGACTTAGTCCTACATAACCAAGTGTCCAATTAATTTATCTTAATAACCAAGTGTCCAAACAGCTTTTTCATAAACTTTCTTAAATTTTTTATCCCCTGCAACCATAAGCAGTTAGGCCAATTTTATAAATAATTCCACTTGACTTTTAAGCTTTTTATCTTTTATCTATACGTTTTCTTTTTTTCTCTTTTTTTTCTTTTGTTTTGGATGTTCCTTGAGAAGCTAATAACTTGATAGCATTATCAACATCGAATTAAGTTCAAAATACCTAAAGGCGGCCTTTTGTTCCGGAATGTCATAGTTTAAGGTAGGAGATAATAAGCCCATTTATTTTCAAAAATCTTTTTCACGTCCCGTTTTTCTTTTCTTTTTGCCACAAAATGACGTATTATAGATATATAGAAGGGTAATAAATATGATAATAGAAGCGGCTACCACTCCAATTACTATTGAATTTCCGAATTGGTTTTATGGCGTCTTTTCGGTAGGGGTAGTGGTCTTTATATTTTGGGCTGGCTATAATTGGTGCAAAATCAATGAAATGTGCGGGCAATTTCCTAAAATTCGTAGAGCATTAGATATAATTTCTGGCTGTCTTCTTGCTCATAAATGGGTAAATGAGCATATTTATGTTTCTTCTGGGAGTCCCTTACAATTAACAGAGGCTGGCAAAAAAATGCTTGCTGATTCTGGCTTCGAGCAATTTTTTGCTGCTAATAAACATAGCCTCTTTGCTTATATTACATCTAAAAAAGCTAAATCAGTAGCAGAAATAGAAACAGCGGCAAGAGAAGCGGTACTTTATCTCGACCCTAAAAATACGCCCAAGATGGAACTTATAGAAGATTTTTCTTATAAAAATGGTCGTCCTATTGGCGATGTTCTCTTTGCATATTCAGTAGAAGTTCGAGACCGTTATTTAAAAGATAACCCTGTTTAATCTTCTGGATAATCAAACCAAAGCTGTTTTGATTCCATTCTTTCGTAGGATTCTTTAAATCTTCTCATGTTTGGGCTTATTTGCATAATAGCCGTTACTTTTGCTATGCGGTCCCGCAATACTCGCAAGCCTAAAGCTTCATTTAAGAATTGATGTAATCGTTTGCGTCTTTGGCCTTTTTCGTTTACGGGGTCTAATTTTCTAAGTTTCTCCAGCACAGCACCTTTTTCTATTGGGTCATAAATATAACTGTTAATAAACTTGGCGTAGTATTTGGGACGACTTTTTGATATGGTCCTTTGATTGCCGTAAATTCTATCTAATTCCACAAAAAACGGGTCGTAAAACTCTTTGGTCCAGTCCCTTGCTTCTTCGATTATATACTGTTGGACCAATACACGCAGCGCATCTTTGTCTCTAACAAGCTGATACCCCGTTGCTTCATCTATTAAGGCAACCCATCCGACCTTAGCAACGGCATTTTTAATTGCTTCTGCTGCGTTTGCTAATTTGTATTGGCTTGGTAATAATGCGCCAGCTTCACGGGCCTTGATATACATATTGCAAATGTCATTTATATCGCCTGCTTCAAAAGCTTGAGCGGTATTATTGCCAACTTTGAACGTGCAAACTGCTTGGTCCAGTGGAGTGTTTTTGAATTTATCTGGCAAATAAGGTTGTAAATTATCAGGTTTCAAATATCTGCCAAGCCCCCCCTTTTTGTTTCCCGTCAATAACCCTACAACTTCTCGTTGGACCAAGACTCTTTTTTCCCCCTCTAATACTGCAACAGGGATTTCCTTATCCAGTATCTTAAGGTATCCGAACCTTAGCAATTTTAACATTTTATGCTACTCCTAAACCCTTTTGGATTGTTAAATTAAAGATGTTTACGTTGTCTCTGTTATTGAATCTATATGAAAACTCATTTAGATATTGTGGTAAATGCTTGGTACTAACCTTATGGAATTGGCCGACAATACCACGTTTGAGTAAAGCCCAAAAGCTTTCGATTGTGTTGGTGTGAATCCAACCATCACAATACATAATACTATGGTCCACGGACTTATGAGGTAGTAAATTGCGCATCCTCTTGTAATAAGCCGCTTGGTCGGTTATTAAAACAGACTTTTCTAAATCTACTACATCTCGAACCAAACTGGACAGCCTCTTATATTTAACTTGGCCTTTTCGTACTCTTTTAACCTTAACTTTGCCGTGTCGTTCTATCATGCCGACAACTGGTATTTTGTTTGTGCCGCCGTGCCTAAAATCTTTTCCGGCCATTTTCTCTTTTTGGGTTTTTCGGGGTCTTCGCGGGCCGATGTAGGTTTCGTCCATTTCCACGATTCCCTGCAATAAATTCTTTTGGTCCGGCTCATACATAGCTTCTCTGATTTTCATAGCAATACGCCAAGCCGTATTCCTGTTGACTTTAAGGTGTCTTGCTAATTGGCGCGCCGAAATTCCCTTTTTAGCATTGAGTATAAGTGAAATAGCCAATAACCACTTCGGACACTAAGGCCGCTAAAACGGACATAGTGTCATCAGAATCGGACTCCTCTATTCTTCTCTTATCCAGACCTGCTATTATTGCGATTTTAGGAGTTGCTACTACTCGGTTTTTTGAAGATATTTTGGGCTATTTTGCAAAAACTACCACAAGTCTTTATGTAGCAAGGAATAAAAATCTTTTGGGTACATAGGGTTTTTCTGAAGATTTTCCTTGCGTTGTCCGATGTATAGTATATACTTTTAGAAAAGTAAATAAATAGGATTCAATTATGAGCCGTGCAAAGCAAAATCAATTAAAACAACGAACTTGGGCTGGTTGTGGTACAATTCTTTGCTCGCACGGCTTGAATCCTCCCGACCAGCCCTATTTTTTATTT